TTCGCTATCGCGCGGTGGCGCAACGATGGCGCTCAGGAAGTATGAGACCAGGGCCTGCGACCGCTGCGGCCGGGAGGTCGAGCTGATGGCGACGCCGGAGGCGTGGACCGGCTGGTGGGAAGCGCGGCTGGCGCGACTTACCTCGGGCAGCTCGGAGACGCTGTTGCCGAGCCGCGCCGATTTGTGTCCGAATTGTGCCGAGGAGATGGCGGCATGGTGGCGATGCCTGCCGCGGCCCTAATGAGCCATCCCCGCGTCGAGGTCTTCCAGTGCCTGACAAGCCAGTGCGACAACTCGTGGGATTATCGCTGGCCGGTCGGTGCCGCGCTTATGACCGCTTTCGTAGTCGCCGATCTGCGACACGCTAAGGCCCAGCGCCTCGGCAGCGGCTGCTTGGGTGTATCCCAAGCGAGCGCGCCAGGCCTTCAGGTCGGGGCCGGTCATAGTGCGATGTACTCGTCGCGGTCCCACACTTTGCCGTACAGGATGCCGTCATCAGCCATCCGGAAAGTGCGTTCAAACCGGCTGCGGTTGAAATTGAGGTGACATTGATCGCTGGTGTATTGGCAGGTGTCGTCTGTGTAGGTGAAACCAAGGTCGATATTGGCCTTGCGCAGCAGGGTCTTGCAGAGGGTGCGAAGTTCCTGGCGAGCTTCCGGGTCGCGCGGGGTATAGTCGATGTCAATGCTAACCCAGCCGTGAGCGGTGCCGCGGTGACCGCGAACTGACACCTTGTTCTTGCCGAATACGGCAGCGAGGGTTTTCTTGATGGCGCGGTTGCGGGCGGCAATGTCAGTCATCTGTCTATCTCCGCGTCTGATGAGATAGATATACGCGCTCAGCGCAGCTAATGCAAGAGGGAAATGTGCGCCTAGTGCAGAAATATATCAGGATGGGTCTGTGGTGGCGCGCCGGGTGTTAGCGAATGCGCTGGCCAAGAAGCCGGATGGACGCAGCCGTAATGGTGGACGCAACGGTAGCGCGCCCATGTATTCGGAGGAGCTGGCAGAGGAGATATGCGACCGCCTCGCGCGGGGCGAGAGCTTGTTTGCTATCTGTAAAGACCCAGGAATGCCTAGTGAAGCCGGGGTCAGAAAGTGGGTGGAGACGCGCCCTGACTTCGGTGCGAGATACACTCACGCGCGCGAGTTTGGCTTTGACTCTATTGCTGAGCAAGTAATGGCGCTCAGCGATCAAGATTTCGTCGGCCCGGATGGTTTTGTCGATAACGGCAAGGTGCAGGCGGCTCGGCTGCAGACGGACAGCAGGCGCTGGTTCTTGTCGAAGCTGATGCCCAAGCGTTATGGCGACAAGATCACGACGGAGGTCACCGGCGAGGACGGCGGGGCGTTGATCACCCGCATCGAGCTGGTTCCTGTCGCGGCCAGGCCGAGAGCGATGATCGAGCACGACGACAGCGTTAACGGTAGCCCGGTGGTAGCCCGAGCCCCAAAGGGAACGAGAAAACGGCAGAAGCTCTAGGGTTGCGGCCACAAAGCAACCGCCATCGTAGCGGTTGTCCGGCTGGTCGTCGTCGTTGCCTTATATATACGCGCGCGAGGGGGCGTGCGATAACGGGTCTCACGCCCGGGGGAGAACGTCCCCACTTCGGCCCGGGCGAGGCAGCGGCCGGCGGGTTCGATGACCCCCACAGCTCAGCGGGCCAGGCCGGCCGCTTCCGACCCTCCCATCTTCGAAGCCCCACCCCCAGACCCCCGAAAAAATGGGTTCCCATCGCGGCTGCGGTGGCCCCGCGTCCCGTCCGCACGTTTTCCCCCACATCCTGTATTTTTTTCCGCTAAGTCCCTGATATTTTTTTTCTAAATCCGCCATAACCTGAACAACATATTTTTTTTGTTGATCTAACAGGCCAGCAAGTATTCGTCCTGCCCCGCTAAGTATAAATTAGTAAGCCAAGCTTACTAAATCCCTGCGAACCGTTCGCATTTCGCCTGAAAAGATGTGGTGAAGGTGAGTGACATAATCGCCAAGGTAGAAATGGAGTACTAGATGTTCCGCAAAGCCTTGGTATTGCTCGCATTCCTCATAATGTCTTATTTGACATTATCGATCGCATCGGCTCAGGACAAGCCGTTTATGGCGGGTGGCCCGACGGTGACGTTGGCGGTGACGGGTGCGACTGCGCGGGTACAGGTGCAGGCGACTTCGGCCAGTCCGGCGATCCGCGTCTATAATAGCGGCACGGTGGCGGTGTTTCTCAACTGCGGCGATGCGGCGGTCGTCGCCACGGTAGCGGCCGGCATGCCGGTGGCGCCGGGCACGGTGGAGGTCGTCGGTTCTGGCCAGACTTATTGTGCTGGCATCTCGGGCGGCACCGCGGCCACCGTTTACCTGACGCCGGGTGCCGGGCTTTGAGAGCGCAGCGCCCGGTTGAGCGCAGCGAGAAGGCGCTCTGACCGTGTGGTTCGAGCGGATGCCCGGCTGGCGCAGTGCGGTCGGCGCGATAGCGTCGGTCCTGTTGGCGTTCTTTTTGGCGGGCCTGCTCGCCACGTCGGCGTGGCCGCGCATGCATGCCGGGCCGAACATGTTGGAGGCGGGGCATCGGTTAAAGAGCCCGGCGGCGCTCGACATGGTAACCGGGACGCAGCCTTCCGAGGCGTATTCTTTCCGCAGGATCAAGAGCAACTACGCCGGCCCGGCGGTAAAGCTCAGAAGGACGACCGGCGGTACGCAAGACATAAACTTTACCGCGGGCGGCGACTTCGACACCGCGGCGGCAACCGCGTTTTGCAATGCCACCACTTGTTTCCTCGATACTTGGTACGATCAGTCCGGTAATGCTCGCCACGTAACCCAAGCGACGGCGGCAAACCAGCCGCAGCTGATCTTCAACTGCGTCGGATCTCTCCCGTGCGCCAGGACGCAGACGGCTGGCGGCAGCGGCAGCATGTCGACGGTTGGGACGATAAACTCGGCGACCGGCAACGGTACGTTTAGTGCGGTAGGCCGCCGGCAGAGCGGCACGGATTATTGCCAGCCGTTGCAGGCGTATTACGGCGGCACGGGCACCAGCGTGACGCTGGGGATAAACGGCGGTACCGACCAGTGGTATCTGAACGGCACGGGCGGCACGTTCAGCCCGATACCGAGCAACGTTGCTGCGTGGCACGCGGTCGTCGGCACGGCGGGTGCCGGCTCGGTCATACGGGTAGACGAGACCGAGGCATCCGGGATCGGGGCGGGCAACGCGACGACCGGCGGCAAGCTGTACATAGCGGCGGCTTACCCGGTCGTCGCCTGCGACATGACCGAGGCGGTGCACTGGGACGGCTACCAGTTGACGCAGGCCGAGCGGACGGCCCTGACGGCGAACCAGAAGGGTTACTGGATACCGTACACGCTCGACACCTTCGCCACCCCGGCTGAGGCATTTAGTTTCCGCCGGCTGAAGAGCAGCTACGCCGGTCCCGCGGTAAGGCTGCGGCGAGCCAGCGACAACGCGACCCAAGACATTAATTTTCTGAGCTACACGAGCTTCACCGGCGCTCCGATCGACACGGCTGCGGCTAATGCCTTTTGCGCCGCCACGACGTGTCAGATTGTGCTTTGGTACGATCAGTCCGGCAATGGCAGGGACGCTTACCAGGGTGACCCGCCATCGCAGCCGACTTACGTGCCTAACTGCATCGGCACGCTGCCGTGCGCCAGGTCGGTTAGCGGCAGTGAGATGATAGCGCCGCCTACCGGCGGGCTGTCGAGCGCCGGTAACGGCACCATAGATGTGGTGGCGCGGCGGTCTTCGGGGACGGATTTTTGTCTTGCGGTGCAGGCTTACGGGTATGGGACGGGCACTCCCAGCCGGTTGTTTTTGAACAATGACGCGACGTATTGGGTGGTTGACGGCGGTAGCGGCAACGCGGTAGCGGCAACGACCAACGGTTCGTGGCATGCCGGGATCGGCACGCTCGGGCCGGGCAGCGTCTTGCGTATTGACGGTGTGGAGACGGCGGGGACGGCGGTCGGGGCTGCCAGCACCGGCTACCTGCGCATGATGGCTACCTTCACTACGGCAAATTGTGACCACGCCGAGATCATTCACTGGGACGGCTATATGGCGACGGCGGCGGAACGTGCCGCCTTAACGACAAACCAGCGCAGCTTCTGGGGCATACCATGAGGCGGTGGCTCTCCCTCGTCTTTGCCCTGTTGCTCGCCTTCCCGGCCGTGGCCGACATGTACCAGGACGGCAGCAACGCCAAGTTCCCCGAGGCCAGGGAGAAGCTGGGCATTACCAGCGGTTGCGACCCGGTGGCGGAGTTCGGCGCCGACCCTACCGGTGCCACCGATGCCGCCCCGGCGATTAACCAGTGCGCTGCCTTAATAAGGAACGGTGTCCAGTCAAACGTCAGCCTGCCGGTTGGCATTTACCGTGTGAACAGCCAGGTCACCCTGACCAAGGCGCAGACCTTGAGTGGTGCCGGTCGTGGCGCTACGACCCTAATGGTGTACAGCAACTTCGACCCGGCGGCAGAGGCGGTCATCAAGCTGACCCCCGGCGGCATGGATACCGGGGCGGAGGTCAGGGATCTCGGCGTCTACTTTCAGCAGGCCGATGGTCAGGCCAGCCGGGCGGCCTATCAGCCCCTGGGCTCCTGCACCGCTGTTTATGCCGGTACTGGCTGTAAGTACCCCCCTGCCTTTCTTCTGGAGGGGGCCAGGACGAAGCTAAAGGACGTTCGGATCGCGCGCGCCTGGAAGGGGATTGTTGTCAATAACAGTGCGGCGTGGATCGAGAACATCGAGATGTCGGCCTTGGACACCGGCATCGAGGCCGGCGTTGCGGCCACGATCCCGGATTGGAACCATTATCGGGGCATCAATTTCTGGCCGTTCGACATCATCGTCGGCACGCCGATCTACGACAGTGTTTTCAACGATGGAAACACGGTCGCCGCCAGGTTTGGCGGTATCAACGGACTGAATGTCAGCGATTTATCGGTGATCAACGGCCGGGTGATCATCGACGGCGATCAGTTTTGGGGCTACTTCGACGGTCTTAGCCTCGATGCCGGCAATTCCGGTCTGGAAGTGGTGCGGGTAGCGCAGCCGGGTCTGCGGATCAGCAACATGTACACGACCGGGGATGCGAACCCGAACACTGGCGGTTGCAAGACAACCATCGGCCCGAATGCCGGGTTTGTGCAGATTACCAACGCCTTTTTCCAGGGCGGCGCTAACCCGCAAACATTTGTCTGTGTCAATGGCCGGCTGCTGATCGATAACTCGTACTTCCTGACCGGCGCGGGCACCCAGAAGGCGGTGTCGGCGCGGGGCGGCTACACCGAGTTGCGCGGCAGCACGTTCCTGGCCAGTACGGCGATGACGGTGCCGATGGTGGAGACGGCCGGCGGGGCGCTGATCGCCACCGGCAATCATTTTCAAGTGGATTCCGGGTTCGCATCGATTCACGTCGCGGCCGACAATCCGGCCCATTACATCGCCAACAACAACACCAAGAACTGGCCGGTGACGTTCGGCTTCGGCTTGGGCAATACGATCCTGGGTTACTACGATTTGGGCGACCAGGGCTTCACTACCACGGTGACGCCGGCTTTCGACACACCCGGTAACAGCGTGTTGAACGTGACGGCGCAGGGCTCCGGGTTTGCCCTGCGTGGCGACTATGTCGAGGGCAGCCTGAATGTGACCTTTGGCAGCAACGCCTATACGACGGCGTCGGGGGCGTTCCGGTTGAAGGTCAACGGAATGCCGACGCCTGCACCGGGGAATGCGACAAGCTGTGCGCTGCATTTGATGGAGTTTATCATCGCCACGTCGGCGCCGATGTGCAGTGCCGATCCGCTCGGGTTTGTATTTTACAAGGTCAACAGTGCCGCCGCCACGACGGCTTTCTCCACCGCTGAGGTGCCGCCAAGCTGGGCCGGCATGGCGATCCGGCTGGGCTGGCGGTATCGGATCCGGTGAGTTCGCTGTGGCCGGTCCTGGCGGTGCTGGGATTGCTCGTCGTCATGACCATCAGCACGGTGGCGTTCGGCACGCTATTCGCCAGCGAGGCGACGGTGAAGACGATGATCGAGGGCAAGATCGTCAGCCGAGCAATTGTTCTTTTCCTCGTCGTCCCGACCATTGCTATCCTGTGCGTGCAGGAGCGGATCAGTGGCGAAGCGGCCTTGGCGGCGCTGTCGGCGATTGCCGGCTATATCCTCGGCGGGACCGGATGACGCTTTCTTCCTGGACGCGCCTGCGGCGCGTTACATGACCAAGCCGAAGTTCTGGGCCAAGCCCCTGCCGTTCTGCAAGCTGTGTGGCGAGCGGGTGACCGAGCCGTGCGACCGCTGGCTGGGGTTGGAGCGGGTCAAACCGCAGCCGGTGCCGGGCTGGCCCAGCTACGACCCGGTCGAGCTGCCGCCCGACTGCTTTGCCGACAACATCGAGGAAAGTCCTGACCTGGGCCGCTTGCCGACAAGACCGCCCACCCTGCCGGGAGCCCGTAGCAGTATGGGGTGGACGAAGGAAACATGAAATCGAATAGCGGCCAGATCGAACTGCCGGAGAAGTTGGTTGAGGTATTCTCGGGGGAAGCATTGTACCGTGGTGCCTACGGTGGTCGGGGTAGTGCCAAGTGTTTCGGTCGAGGCACCAAGGTTCTCCGTGCCGACGCATCGTTGGTTTCGGTCGAGGATGTGCGGGAAGGCGATTTCCTGCTTGGCCCGGATGGGCGTCCGCGCCGGGTATGTAGTTTGGCGCAGGGAATTGCGCCGCTTTATCGGGTAACGCAAAAGACCGGTATGAGCTATGTGGTCAACGGCGACCACATTTTGGTTCTGGAGAGATCGCGGCATGCCGCCGAGGATTATGGGTCCATTAGCGCAGCCGGGAACCGGCAACGACAAAATGGCCGATATGGCGGATACGATACCGGTTTAGGGTACTCGCTGATCACTGCGGCGGAATACGCCCAAAAGCCGGAACGGTTTAAGCAGCAACACTTTGGCTTCCGCAGAGCAATTACCGGGGTGCATAAGGCACTTCCGGTTGATCCGTATTTTCTTGGCTTGTGGTTGGGGGACGGCACTGCCAAAGCATCGGAGATAACTAATCCAGATCCGGAAATAATTGCATTTATTTATGCCTATTCGGAAGAAGAGAACTGGGTCGTTTCTGAGCAAGGTAACGGGCGGAGCGCGTCCCGGTTTTATATTGGTAGCGAATTTTCCCGGGCGGGAAGTTTCGTGCAGCAATTGCGCGTCGCCGGGGTATTTAAGAATAAGCATGTCCCGGAACAATACTTCGGCGCGTCAACTGAGCAGCGATTGGCGTTGCTGGCTGGGCTGGTCGATACGGACGGCCATGTATCGACCGGGTGCATCGTTATCTCGCAGTCTCGCGAGGCGCTGCTGGACGACATTATCCGGCTGGCGCACGGGTTGGGTTTCAAGGCCAGCAAGCGCTACACTCCGGTGTCGCTTAATGGCAAGGTCTGCGCTGCTTGGAGATGCCAGATTGGCGGCGACATAGACGCACTCCCGCTGAAAGTTGTGCGCAAGCGCGAGGCTGCGCGTGTTGTCAAAAACAAGGACTGGCGGCGCACCCGGGTCGACATAGAAGAAATCGGCACGGGCGCATATTTTGGTTTTGAACTCGATGGCGATCATCTCTTTATGCTGGCGGACGGGACCGTCACGCACAATAGTCGAAGCTTCGCCAAGATGGCTGCTGTATATGGATTACGCTGCGCCCAGGCGAAGGAAAGCGGGGTTATTGTCTGTGGCCGGGAGTTTCAAAACTCGCTTGATGAAAGTAGTATGGCGGAAGTCAAGCAGGCAATTGAAAGCGAGCCGTGGCTTGCTAAGAATTATGAGATTGGCGAAAAGTACATCCGTACCAAAGACGGCCGGATTGACTTTACTTTTGTGGGCCTCCGACGCAATATCGAAAGTGTCAAATCGACAGCAAGAATACGCCTTTTATGGGTTGATGAAGCGGAGCCGGTCAGTGAAGTGGCATGGCAAAAAGCCATCCCGACTGTTCGTGAAGAAGGGGCAGAGATTTGGATCACTTGGAACCCTGAGAGAAGAGCGTCCGCGACCAATCAAAGGTTTAGGGTTAACCCGCCGCTGAACTCCAAAATCGTCGAGGTTAACTACAAAGACAACCCCTGGTTCCCGACTGTTCTGGAGCAAATTCGCAAGGAAGACGAGCGGGTTAGGCCAGAGCAATACGCCCATGTCTGGCTCGGCGACTATGCGACAGCACACGTCGGTGCGTATTTTGCCAAACACTTGAACGAGGCGAAGGAAGAGGGTCGCATAACGCTTGTTACCCATGACCCGCTACTGCCGATCAAGGCGTTTTGCGATCTTGGCGGCACCGGAGCAAAAAGCGATGCCTTTGCCATGTGGGTCTGCCAGTTCGTCGGCACCGCTGTACGAGTGTTGGACTATTACGAGGCTGTCGGAGAGCCATTGGCGGTACACCTTCAATGGTTACGAGACAGCGGCTGGGGGAAAGCAGATATCTACCTTCCGCACGATGGCGCGACACATGATCGGATCTACGACGTTTCTTTTGAAAGCGCCCTCCGCTCTGCCGGGTTCAAAACAGAAGTTATTCCCAATCAAGGTAGAGGGGCTGCCCGAGCCAGAATAGAGGCGGCGCGTCGGTTGTTCCCCAGCGTGTGGTTTAACCAGGAAACCACCGAAGCCGGCCGGGACGCGCTCGGTTGGTACCACGAGAAGAAATCGGAAGATGTGCGGGATGTCGGGCTTGGACCCGAGCACGATTGGTGTCTGGCCAAAGGCACACAAGTTTTAACGCCTGATGGTTGGCAAAAAGTTGAAGATATCCACGAACATGATAAAGTGCTGACACCTATTGGAAGCCGCCAGGTTCTGCGATCTGGCATTGTGCGGATGACGAGCAAATGGGTGACAGTGAAGGGAATGCGCTGCACGCCGGAACACCGATTTTTTACGAACCGGGGCCTCGTCGAGGCCAGCAATTTGCGGTCCCAAGAAATATTTTGGACCCGCAGAGATTGGGGCCTGCGCATCCTCGCGTTCTTGTTTACGACACGGTCTTTCGGCTTAAAGACCGCTATTACATCGGCAACCCCAGAAATCAGCCAAGAGGGCCGGGCCGCCGTTCCGTGCTCTTACATCGGGTGGTTTATGAGGCTGTGTGGGGCTCGATCCCGAAGGGTTATGAGGTCCATCACATCGACGATGACCCGTTTAACAACCACCCCGATAACCTCGAAGCTTTGCCCCGTTTTAGCCACCGCAGCAGCCATAAATCCGAACCGCGATATGTCTGCACTTGTGAAATATGCGGAAGGGAATTCGGCTGCTATCAGGCCTTCGGCAAGCGATGCGGCCCGGAGTGCAAGCGGATCCATCACGCGCGATTGGAGCGCGAGCGCCGAGCCCGCGTACAACCTCACAGTAGAAATTGACGAGTGCTACTTCGTGCGCGGCGACGATGGCAGAGCCTACCTTGTGTCCAATTCATCTCATGGGAGTGATGCGTTCGGGCTGATGGCGGTGGCGTATGAGATGCCGCGCAGCCGGCCGCAAAAGTTGAAGTACCAGCAGATGGGTATCGTATAACACAGGAGAACAGTATGGCTTACGTCGCAGTATCAAACAGCCCGATCCGGGTACGCCAGACCGGCGGTGCGGTCGACCCGGGTTACGGCCAGGGCGATCCGGGGCGGCCGGACAACTCTCTTCCGGGGGGTGGTTATCCGAGCCAGGGCCTGCCCCCTGGCGGGCAGATCGACAATAGCCTCCCTGAGCCGCCGCCGGGGATCTGGCCGCCGGCGAGCCCGGGGCACCCGTGGTTGCCGATCCCGCCGGATGCCAGCACCAAGCCGCCGCCGGGGACGGTGTGGCCGCCGGTGGCTGAGGAGTTGCCGGACGGCGAGTTCTGGGTGGTGGTCGGCATCCCGGGGCTGGGTTGGCGCTATGTCTGCGTCGACTTGAACCTGCGGCCGGACAACAGCCTGCCGGGCGGTGGGGCGCGGCCGGACAACTCTCTGCCCGGTCAACCCGGTCACCCGGCCAACCGCCCGCCGGGGCAAGGAGCGCCGCCGCGGCCGGACAACACGCTGCCGCCAACCGCCGAACCGAAGCGGTAAGAAACAAAGAGGGCGCCGCGCGGCGCCCTTTCCTTTTCAGGAGCAGACATGAGTGCGAGCGATAGCGCGATGCTGCAGGGCTTAACCGAGCGGATCGAGAAGCTGGAGAAGACCGTCCAGGAGTTGGTTGAGCGCGTCCAGGGCAAGGACTTGCATGGCGATCTCTACGGCCCGGAGGTGAACCACACCGAGGAGCGCGAGGCTCGCCGGGGGCCTGGTCGGCCGCCCGGACCGCGCTGATGCCCAGCCGCACGAAGAAACAGGCCAAGACCGGCCGCAGCGGCGCATGACAAGCAGTTTGCAAAAAAGGTCGGTATTCCGCAATCCGTCGCCAGAGATTTCAACCGGGCGGACAAGGGGACCGGGATCTTGAAGAAGAAGGGCAAAAAGGGCCGCTGATGAGCGACGGTTACCGGACCCTAGGCTCGGCTTTTGCCGGCGATGATCTGCCGGGCAGCATGCGCCCTGCGGGAAAGAGACAGCCGGAACGCCCGCAGGAGATCGTCCAGGGTCTCGATCTGGACGAACTGGACGAGGAGAACGTCAAAAGGGTCATCCAGGAAGAGCTGGACAGCGCCTTAGGCAAGGATGGCGGGCAGCTCAGCCACGACCGCATGCAGGCGATGCGGTACTACAACGGCGAATTGTTCGGCAACGAGGTGGACGACCGCAGCCAAGTCGTCATGCGCACCGTGCTGGAGGCGGTGGAGTGGGTCATTCCGGCGCTTATCAGGATTTTCACGGCATCAGACAAGCTATGCATTGTCGAGCCGCCGCGTCCGGGAATGGAAGGCGTAGCGCGACAAGCTACAGATTACCTCAATTACACCCTGATGAGCGACAATAACGGGTTTATGTTGCTCCACGACTGGTTTAAGGACGCTCTGCTCGAACGCTTGGGCTGGGTTAAATACTATTGGGATACCCAGAAGACCACCGAGACTTATACGTATACCGGCCTGACCAAGGAGCAATACGACGCGCTGTTGGGTGACGATGAGGACATCGAAGTCGTCAAGCTGACGAAATACACCCAGGACGCGGACGAGTTCACGATGGACCGGCCTTTTGTGCCGCCTCCTGCTCCGCCTCCTCCTTTGCCGATGCAGCCTGGGCCGCCTGGACCGCCTCCAATGCCAGTTCCGCCGCCTCCAGGCATTGTCCCAGGCGGGTCACCAGCGATGCCGGGCATCGCGGGTCAGGCATCGCCTGGTCCAGGGCCAATCCCAGGACTGCCATTGCCGCCTCCAGGTTTAGCCGGCCCGACTCCAGGTATCGCGCCGAATTTGATGCCGCCACTGCCGCCTCCGCCGGTTGAGTTGTACGACTGTACCTTGCGGGTCACCCGCGAGCACGGCGTTGTGCGCATCCAGAACGTGCCGCCGGAGGAGATCCTGTTCTCCCGCCGGGCCAAACGCGGCGATATCCCGTTCCTCAGCCACCGACGGCGCTGGACCTATAGCGATCTCGTCCAGCAGGGCTACGACCAGAAGTGTCTTGACCTGGTGCCGATGGATGACAGTGCCGAATACAGCATGGAGCGGGTCGAGCGGCACAGCGAGGAGCAGGATTGGCCGCATGGTAACGCCAAGGGCAGCCGCAGGGAGATCTGGGTCGAGGAGAACTACTGCAAATTAGCGGTCGAGGAGTTCGACGAAGGCGGCAAGACATCCGAACTCTACCGGGTGATGACTGCCGGCAACGGCATGGTCATTCTCACGAAAGACGGCAAGGCCGCGATCGAGTGCGTCGACGAGGTGCCGTTTATCTCGATCTGCCCGATCCCCGCCTCCCACAAATTGGTCGGGCAGAGCCTCGCCGATCTGACGATGGATCTGCAACTGATCAAGTCGACCCTGATCCGGCAGATGATCGACAACGCCTTTCTGTCCAACTGGCCGCGCATCGAGATCGGTGACGACAGCGTCAACGAGAACACCTACGACGATTTGCTGACCCTAAGACCGGGCGGCATCGTGCGGACCAAAAGGCTGGGCGGTGTCCAGCCGATGATGATCCCGTTTACCGCCGATAAGAGCTTTCCATTAGTCCAATACCTGGACGAGATCGCCCAGCTCAGGACCGGCATCTCGAGCCAGGGCCAGATGATCAGCCCGGACGCGCTGAACAATACCGCCGCCGCCTCGATTGCCATGTTGCAGCAATCGGCGGCGCAGCGGGTGGAGTTGTTCGCCCGGATCTTCGCCCACGGGGTGGAAGAGTTGATGCGTGGGGTGATGCGCCTCATTCGGAAAAATCAGCAGCAGGAACGCATCATTCGGGTGACCGGCGGCTGGCTGAATGTCGATCCCAGAGAGTGGCGGCAAGAGATGCCGGTGACGGTGTCGGTAGGTCTCGGCACCGGTAACCGCGACCAGATATTGCAGCATTTGATGCAGGTGATCCAACTGCAGGGCACCATCGTGCAGCAGCAGGGCGGTGTCGGCGGGCCTCTGGTGTACCCGCAGAATGTCTACGACGCGCTGAAGGCATTGCAGGAAAACGCCGGCTTCAAATCGAGCTTCTTTGCCGATCCGCGGCAAGGCCCGCCGCCGGGCAGCCCGCCACCGCCGCCGAAACCACCTGATCCCGAGATGCTGAAGGCGCAGGCCAAGATCCAGCAGGAGCAGATGCAGGCGCAGGCCAACTCTCAGGCGATCGTGATCAAGGCACAGGCGGAGGAGCGGCTGCTCAACGAGAAAGCCCAGGCCGATGCGGCGATCCAGCAGCAGAAGCTGCAGCACGAAAAGGAGATGGGGCTTCTTAAGGCCGAGTACGAAAAGGAGCTGGAGCGGCAGAAGGCGGAGAACAACCTGGCGGTCGGCATGGCAAAGGTAAAGATCGCGGGCGAAGCAAAGCAGCGCGAGATCGAGTTGAAATACGCCGCCGGGGCCTACGATCAACGGCCGGTCGGACCGCCCAACGGGCAAGGCGGGCCGTGACGGTCATCGCTTTCACCAAGAAGGAACCGCCCAAGCCCCGGATCTGGGTTTGCAACTGCAAGTGCGAGGCGTTTTGGTTGTACGAGGATGGCAGCATCGAGTGCATGCAATGCCACGCCTTTGCGAACACGATGAAGGGGCAGTGGTCGCCGGTGGTGGCGGAAGAGCCGAAGGAGCCGGCCTGAATGGATGCGCTCGACTTGCTGTTGCGCTCAATGGGCGGTTCTCAGAGGTGGCAACCGCCGCAATTGCCATTGCGGCCGGAGGATTACGACCAGTTCCGGCAAGCTCTGCCATTGGCGGGGCCGCAGGGGCCGGCCGGGGCGCCGCCGCCCAGCCCGTTTGACCTGTCGGCCCCGGACAAACGGTTGGCGCAGTCTCAGCCGGCGACACCGCTGAACCTGCTTGCGGTGCCAACCCAAACCCAATTGCCGTTTGCCTTGGCGGGCGGCGGTTACTCGATGGGGAAGAAGTTCGGCCAGACTTCCGAGCCGCTGAACTTACAGGCGGCTTACAACCTGCAAGGTCTGCCGTTCGATGTCTCGGGCGGGACTTCGCTGCGACCCGGCAGAGGGTTGGGCGGGGTGGATCTGCGGGCGTATTTCAGGCAGCCGTTTTGATCTGGGGCCGGTTTGCCCGATTTCTGGCGAAGGCAAGCACGCCGTGGCGCTCTACCCAGCCCGTGCCGCAAAGCCAGGGCGAGTTGGGCGAAGAGGCCAGGAAGCTCCTCGACAACCCGGTTCTGATCGAAGCCCTGGACCGGATCGAGCGGAAATTGACCGACACCTGGCGCAACAGCCGGGCGGGGGACGAGGCGGAGCGCGAGGCTTCATATCGGCTCTACTGGGCGGTGGAGGCGCTGAAGGGTGAGCTTAGGGTGATGATCGCCAATGCCGGGATGGCAGCGCGGCAGCGCGCTGAATGATCTGCTACGCCTCGCGCACCGGCACCAAGCGGAACCTTGCCGCCCTGCGGAATGCCGGTTGGCATCTAATGATTTCCCGCGCTGGGGTGTGGCGCACGGAAGGGTTTCCTTATGCCCTCGACAATGGCGCCTGGTCCGATTTTCGTGCCGGCGTCGATTTTGACGACGACGCTTTTAAGACCCTGGTCGATAAGCTGGGTGGGCCGGCAGACTTCGTCGTCGCCCCCGACATCGTCGCTGGGGGGCTCCGATCCTTACGGCTTAGCCTGGTGTGGCTCGCGCAACTGCTCAACCGGACGAAATTGGTGTTGGTCCCGGTTCAGGATGGGATGGGACCGCAGGATCTATTAGACGTGGTGGTGCCGGGCCATGTCGGGATTTTCCTTGGTGGCTCGACCGAGTGGAAACTCGCGACGATGCGACAGTGGGGTGAGTTCGCGGCCGGGCGTGGCGTGTACTTCCACGTCGGTCGGGTGAACACGCTAAAACGTTTCCGCCTGGCGCACATAGCCGGCGCCGACAGTGTCGACGGCAGCTCGGCCAGTCGGTACGCGATAAGTCTGCCACCGCTCGATTTTGCTGCCCGGCAACCGGATCTTTATCCGCCGCGACGGTGGAACCCGTACACGCCGCCAAGCAATCGTGACGTGCAATACGAATGGGCCGGCATCCCGGAACCGGAGATCGCCCGGGAAGCGCCGCGGTTGCGACAGTGGCGACCCTTTATCGAACCCGCCGCATGAACGTCGAGGGCCTGACCAACCGGCAATTGCTGGTTAAAGCTCTACAGCAGGTGTTGCGGGATGCCGACAACACCCAGTTGCCCGGGTTCAGGGGAGGCTTGGTGTCGGACGCCACCCTCGATTTGGCCCGCGCCGCGCTCGGCGAAGTGGTCAGGAACAAAAGGCCGGAGAGCCTGGCCAAGCTAAAGCCGAGCAAGAAAGTCTGAACCGCCCGGTACCGACGCGCAGCGTTCGGCCGGGCTTTTTCACAGGACAAATCAGATGAGCGACAACGCCCCCACCGTGGGCGGCGACGTATCTGTGTTGCCGAGCGACAGCCGCGCCATGACCGAAGCGCAGGTCATGGAGGGCATCGAAGGCTTGCTCGACGACCGCCCGAAAAAGCGACAACCGCGGACGCTGGAGACCCGGCCACTACCGTTGCGCGACAGCGCGATAGGGCCGGAGGACCCGTCCGCGGTAGAGGAGCAAGGGTCGAATGACCCGAAGCCCGGACCGGAAGATCCGGCCACCGGAGATGAAGAGGAGGAGGAGCCCTACGAACCCGATCTGGAGCCTTCGGAAGAAGGCGAGGATGCGGACCATCAAGGGATCGAGCCGCCAAACAGTTGGAGTAACCAGGACAAGGAAGTGTTTCGTTCGCTCCCACCCGAAGCCCAGGCGGTTATTGCCCGGCGGGAGGGCGAGCGCGACAAAGCCTTTACGCAGAAGACCGATGAGATAGCCGAACATCGCAAAGCACTCGAAAGCACCTTTCTCACTGTGCAGCAGGAGCGCGAAGCCTACGCCAACAATCTGCAACAACTGTTGTTTGTCGCTGCCCCCGAGGCTCAGAAATTCCAAGAGATCGATTGGCAGCGACTGGCCCAGGAACAGCCGGCCGACTATGTCCGGCTCTCTGCCGAACGCGACGCTCTGAGAGGTCGCATCGGCGGTATCCAGCAGGAACTGCAACGGGTTGCGGCGCAGAGCCAGCAAGCTCAGGCGTGGCAATTCCAGCAGACCGTGCAGGCCGAGCAAGCGAAGCTGCGTGAGGCCATCCCGGAATTTGCCGACCCCGAGAAGGGGCCACGGAAAATTGCGGAGATGCGGCAGTGGCTTCAGAAAAAAGGCTTTGCCGACCAGGAAATCAGCCAGGTGGTGGATCACCGGGTGCTGCTCGTGGTCGAGGAGGCGATGCAGGCCGACCGGCAGAAAGCGATCCGCCGGGAGGCCCAGCAGAAGCGCAGCAACGGCAATGGCACGCCCGTACAACCGCCCGGTGCTTCACGTCAGAGGCCGGACAATCGGGCGGCGCAACGCCGTAATGAAAAAATGGCAGCGCTCAAGCGTAGCGGCAGTGAAAAAGACGCGATCGGCTATCTCATGGAGATCCTCTGAAATCAAACACATGCCCGCTGAGGCGGGCTCATCCTTGATGGAGAACTCTTCATGGCGATTATCTCAGGGACCGCGACTACCTTTGCGGGTAGTCCCGGAATGCAAGGACTTAGGGAAGACCTTAGCGACATGATTTACAATTTGTCGCCGAGCGATACGCCGTTCACTAGCAATGTAGGAAGGGGTACAGCAGACGCCGTCTACCATTAACCAACATTTGTGGTAGTAAAATCTGGCTATATGGCTGGAATAGCCCGAAGATGTGTGCCCCGTAGTGGAAAAGACGCACATCATGGGCCAATCAGCAGGTAAGAGTTTCGCTTATATCCTCGGTGTCTATCTTGGCGATGGCTGCGTCAATGCGCGCGGTTACTATTATCAGAACACCATCGACCAGGATTTTGCTGAGGCGGTAAAGCAGGCATTCGATACAATTGCTGCCCGTCCAGCCCGCATCACTTACATGGAAAAGCCCGCTAAGGGGCGCAATTGCAGTCCGCAGTGGACGGTGTTGTGTTCCGACCGTCAACTATTGCAACGGCTCGTCGCCGATACCGGCGGCAAGGCGAGCATTCCCGAGTACGTGTTTGGCTGGGATCGTGAGTTACGGCAGCAGTTCGTGATCGGACTGATGGACAGCGAGGGGTTCGTCGCGGCCAATCACCGCCATCGCGGTTATGACTGGCAGGCGACTAATCGCTCGTTCTACATGGGCTATAAGTCCTGCGACCCGTGGGTGCCGGAGCTGATCCGGGTGATGGAAAGCATCGGACTGAGGCTCGGCAAGGTTGGGCATGAGGCCAACAAGCTGGGGCGTAAGCCGTCAATGCGATTTCACGTGAAAATGCAGTCGTGGATCGACAGCGGATGTCGCTTCAACATCGCCCGCAAGCAGGCTCGCGTCGATGAGTGGGGATCAGTTGGTCCTTACGAGCGGCGCGCGTTGCACCCAAGAAAGCGAAGACTAACCTCAGAGACTAATACGCCAGACGCCGCCTCTCCGGCGGCGATGATAGAGTCCGCTCCCTGACCGAGAGGCAGGGAGGCCGGCAGAAATGACCGGCCCACGGCGCAAGCCGTAGTAACAACAGAGAATGGCAAACCGACAGTCTCGCCGCCCCGAATACTGCTAACGCGCAGTTCCAGGGCGACGACATCGCGACGTTTACTGCCGCGAGTGTCACGACTAGGCTGGGCAACAGAACCCAGATTTCCAGAAAAGAAGTCATTATCTCGGCGACGCTGGACGCGGTGAACAAAGCCGGCCGGCGCACCGAACTGGCCTACCAGCTCACCAAGCGTGCCAAGGAGCTGAAGATCGACATCGAAGCGATCATGCTCTCGAACCAGGCTAAGGTAGTTGGTGCGGCGGCGACGGCGCCGAAGGCTGCCAGCGTCTTGTCCTGGATCAAAACCAACGTCAGCCACGTCGGCACCAATCCTACCGGAGACGGGACCGACGCACGGGTAGACGGCACGCCGCGGGCCTTTACCGAGGCGATGCTCAAAACCGTGATGGCCGGCGTCTACACCAACTCCAGCGAAGATCTCGACGTGCTGATGGTGGGCGCCAGCAACAAGGCGGTGGCATCAGGTTTTTCCGGCGGTGCGCAGAAGACCTATGACGTGTCGGACCGCAAGCTGGTCACCACGATCGACGTGTATGTCGGCGACTTCAGTACGGTGCGGATCATCCCCAACCGCTTTATGCGGGTGCGGGATGCGCTGTTGTTGAACTGGAGCCTCTGGTCGGTCGACTGGCTGCGGCCGATCCGGCAAGAGGAGTTGGCCAAGACGGGCGACGCCGAGAAGCGGATGCTCGTGGGTGAGTGGACATTGCGGGCCAACAACGAGGCAGGTAATGGTCTCGTAGCTGACCTCACGGCGCCGTAGTTCGGAACAGGAACAGCCCTTCTCTAGAAAGAGAGGGGCTGTTTTCTTTCTGGGGATAAGAGAACAATGACCGAATACCTCTTAAACCGCGATCTCCAGACCGGCATCTATGAGACCTTCGAGTTCGACGAAGCCACTGGCGATATCACGATCCGCCGCTGGGCCGACGTGCAGCCGGTGCTGGATGCCAACAAATCCTTCCACCTGGAGAGCGACGGCAAGGGCAAGACGGCCTGGCTGGCGGCGCGCATCCCGGACAACATCGCGCAGGATTGGCTTGTCCGCTTCGGCATCAACGCCTGGAAGGGCGAGCACTGGCCGGCGGTGAAGAAGCTATTGCAAGACCCGGAGTGGAAACACCTGAGACCAACCAGTTTTAAGCTGTAGGGAACATGGCTCTCGATACTTACGCCGGTGAGATGTTATCTGCTCAAGGTGGCGTCTGCGCTATTTGTCGAAACGCATCCGGCCAAACCCTTCATGTCGATCACGACCATAAGACAGGATATGCCCGTGGGCTTTTGTGCAGAGATTGCAATCGTGGAATAGGATGCTTGAAAGATGATGCGGCAGTATTGCAGTCCGCTGCGGAGTACCTAAAGAAATGGCTTTAGGGACGTACCAAGATTTAATTTCTAGCGTCTTAGGCTGGCTGGCCCGGCCGGGCGACCCGCTGGTAGCGCCTGCCATCCCGGACATGATCACTCTGTTCGAGGCCGAGGCCAACCGGCGTCTCAGAGTGATCGACGCCGAGCGGGTGGCTTTGGATCTGCCGGTCGCGGCTGGCAGCAATCTGATGTTGCCTAACGATTGCTGGGCGGTGCGGCGAGTGTGGTGGAGTGGTCAGCCGAATGCGTTGGAGTATTTGGAGCCGGGAGGTGCGGTATTCGGCACTAGCGGCATACCGCGCTATTACACGCTGTTTGCATTGAACACAGGTGGCGACGTCGGGCAAAGCGGTATGTGGGGTGGGTTTGTGCTGGCGTTTGGGCCATCGCCCAACCAGGATGGGTTAGTCGAACTGGTTTATCAGGTTGGCGTGCCACCGCTTTCGGAGAGCCGGCCAACCAATTGGCTTTTAGGCGACCACGCCGACGCTTACTTGTTCGGGACCCTGGCCGAGGCTGAGCTTTACATCGGCCACGACGAGCGGGCGCCTTTATGGTTGCAACGGCGGGATGCCGCGTTTCAATCGATCGAGAATTACGACCGCAAGACCCGCTGGGCCGGCCCCATGCAGATCCGGGCGCACGGTATCCAGACCAGCGCGGGTGGTGGTACCGCCAGCGGCGGGGCGGCGCCGGCCCCGGTGCCGTTACCGGTTGCCGAGGCGGCGGTACGGATGGTCAATCCGTTCTCGGGCGCCCTGGTGGTGATGTTGGCTGGCGAGCGGGCTTTGTATGTCGCAGGCGGCCCCCGCGCCGCCCTGACGATTTGG